GCATTTCCAAACGAGCCGCAATACTCTCTCCGGATACAACCTCTTTATAAGTTTTCTTTATGTAAAGATTATTGCGCTCGCAATATTCGTTTAATAATTTTTCGTGTCGAGCAAGAGTAACGTCTCTTGTCTCGTTGTCCTCGTCTCTTGATTTTCTTAAATATATAGCAACTGTATTACTCATTGTCTCGGCTCCTCTTTATATAATCAGAAAAGTCCTTTATTGCTTTGAGCTCTGACTCCGTGTAATTTTCCGACGTGAACGATAAAGCGTTTATATCTCCGTTTACAAGATCCTCGATTGTAACCTCAAAACATTTACTCAATTTAACAAGATTTTTAAGAGTAATACCTTTGTAATCTTTTGTATACCAAGCGTTTATTGTACTTGGTGCAATGTTAATTGTACGAGCAAGCTCAGCTCGGCTCATTTTATTTATATGTAATAAGTAATCTAAGTTATGTAAAAAATTCACTTTATATCCCTCCTAATTATAAATAATAGTCGATAAGACAATAAATTGTAAACGAAAAATATTAAATTGTTACAAATTTTAAGATTATTGCAAATTGTTGTTGCTTTTTGAATAAAAGAGAATTACTATTTGTCTTAGGTACAACGTTCAATAAATTGAATGTAAAAATCAATAAATTGAAAGGAGGTATATTAATGGCGAGAGAGATTATTTTTATTAACCTTGAGGCTGAGCTTATGAGAGCAAAGCTTAACAAGGCGGAGCTTGCGGCAAAGATAAATATATCGAGCGGATCAATGAGCTCAAAGTTTAACGGTAAGACTGAGTTTAATCTTGACGAAATGTTATCGATCAAATCGATACTTGAGTCTTATACCGGACGAGAGCTTAAGCTTGATTATTTATTTGAGAGGGGCGAGTAAGTTTGATTATCAGATCAAAAGGGGTAAAGGCTGAGGCTTTAGCAAATATATATAAAACGCTCAGCCAAGTAATTAAAGACGAGAGTTGCTTTTATACAAAAGAGGAGCTCAAAGAGTTAAAAAACAAGGAATATATTTTAATTGGAGGCTTAAAAAATGAATAATACAACAAAAGAGACTTGGATCGATAAGCTTGTTGACGAGCTTATTGATACAAAAGACGAGGTATCTCAATTAAGGCTTAAAGAGGCAAGGCTTGATTGTTTGATTTCTATTATATTAAACAATTCAAGACTTAATTACGGCGGCGAGGGTTTAAGGATTGAGAACGAGAGCGCAATACTTGAATATCTGAGAGCAATATATCAAAGATCTTACGAGGCGAGGCTTAACGAGCTTAAAGCTGAGCGCGAGGCTGAGCTTGAAAAAGCGAAAGCTAAAAAGGAGGCTTAAGTATGGCAAAGTCGTATAATTTTGGAGAGAAAAAGACCGAGTACAACGCAAAGCTCGGTAAAGAGGTCGAGGTATTGCAATCTCCCAAGTACCTTGAGGCAAAGAAAAAGGCAATCGAGACTCTTGAGAGTCCTCAGTATAAGGACGTATTATCGGAGGGCGATTTTTGGATCCTTATGAACGCGACAAAGTCCGGTAAAATGGCTTATACCGGTTTGATTATTTCTCATAACGGTTGTTTAAAGATTAACGACGTTTTACCGGCTGATAAGCGCTTTAAGCCGTCTTGCGTTACGCTGACAGAGACGGGATACAAAGGATCTCTCGTATATACTTACGTCAATGACGATCAAGGGATATACGAGGTCGGCGAGGTATCAGATAAAAACTGTACAAACGCTTATCCTTACGCAATGGCGCTCAAAAGGTGTATGGATCGAGTAATACTTAAGAGCTCGAAGCTTGCTTACTCCGGTATTTACTCAGATTCGGAGGCTGAGGAGTTTAAGAACGAGCCGGACGATACAAAAGAGGTTAAGGCTGAGACTCCAAAAGAGACAAAGACAGCCGCAAAAGATCCGCTTGCTGACGTAAGAGCCGCTTACAATGAACTTATCAAGTATTGCAAAGAAAACGATCACGATATAAAAGAGATTGCTAAGATTTACAGCTTAAACAGCAAGTCAACGGCTCAAGAGTTTAAGACGGCGCTTAATAGGCTTGTATATAATGACTCTCAAAACAACGATTTACCGGAGGAGGTTTAATTATGCATAGTACAACGATCAAGATTGACGGAGCTAAGCTGAGGACTTTGCTTGAGAATACAGCAAACAAGACAATATATCAGATTGCTCAAGAGTCCGGATACAGCAAGAACGTAATATCAAATGCAATCAAAAAAGGATACGCAAGCTCAGCCGTACAAAATATTGCTCGACTTTATGATATTACTCCGGATCTTTATGCAATCAACGAGCCGGATCCGGAGCCGACTGAGGAGCTTAAAGGACAAATCTCGATTGATGATATCGAGACAATCAAGAGAGACGAGCTTAAGGCTTTGATTAAAGAGGCAATCGCTGAGGTTATCAACTCTCAAGAGTATATAACAACTTTTGATCCTCATAGACAGTTATTTACAATTCATACAAAGATTAAGGAGGCGTAATAATGCAAGAGACAGTAAAACAAGATCGAGATAAGTATATCGGAGGCTCAGATATACCGGTAATAATGAACTTGTCGCCGTTTAAGTCGAGGTTTGACTTGTTGCTCGAAAAAGCCGGATATAAAGAGGACGCTTTTGAGGGTAACGTATATACCGAGTACGGTAATAAGCTCGAGCCTAAGATCCGAGATTTTATCAACGAGGTAACTAAAGTTGCAAAAGATCCTTTTGTCGAGGGTAAACATATCCGAGAGGCTGAGGCTGACGAGGTAATCGGAGTAAGGATACATACAGACGGCGAAAACGAGGATCATATACTCGAGATAAAGACAACCTCAACAATACACGACTCGATCGAGGAGTATAAGTTATATCTCGTACAATTGCTCTTTTATATGGTTAATACGGGCAAGCCTTACGGCTTACTTGCCGTATATGACAGACCGGAGGACTTATCTGAGGAGTTTGACTCTGACAGATTACAGCTCTTTGAAATTGATATCAACGATTACTCTGAGCTTTGCTCTGAGATTGGCGAGGCTTGCGAGAAATTTATCGAGGATCTCCAAAAGGTAAAAGACAATCCCTTTATTACTGAGGAGGAGCTCTTACCGACTGAGATTACTGATATTACAGCTCGTATAATCGCTTTTGAGTCTCAGCTCGATTACTTAAAGTCAATCGAGAAAAAGATCAAAGAGGATAAGACGAGACTCAAGGACGCAATGCAAGCTTGCGGCGTAAAGTCTTGGACGACTCCAAACGGATACAAGATTACTCTTATACCGGACGGAGAGGACGAGGTTAAGAAAAAGTTTAACGAGAGTAAACTTAAAGAGTCGGATCCGGAGACGTACAACAAGTATCTTGAGGATACAATCGTCAAAGGACGCTCCGGATACGTTAAGATTACAGCTCCAAAAGCAAAGGAGGGTTAAGTATGAACAACGGAAAAGCTTTTGCAATATTTAAAAACATTAACAGCGATAAATATACTTATTATGAAAAAATCGAGGCAATAGAAATTGTATTAACAGCCGAGACAACAAATAGTATTACAAAAAGCGAATTTAAAGCGGCTTTTATTTGGCTTTGGAGTCGGCTGTCAAGTGCAAGCGAGGAGGCTTAAATAATGGACACTCGAGATTTTTTTGCTAAGCGGTTTGGTATATTTGAGCCGGTTGAGTCTGATAAAGGAGGGTTAAGTATGAAAAAAATTACTCAATTAGAGCAAACGGTTGAGCTTATGAGCTCCGAGAGTTATAAGGATCGTTTTATTGCCGAGTATACTCAAATCGAAATAAGGACAAAGAGACTTGAGAGAGTCTTAAAGAGTATCGAGGATAAGACTTGTCCGAAATGCTTTGAGCCGACTTGTCCGGTTGACTTGCTCGAGTCTCAATTAAAGTATATGAACGCTTACAGAGCAATCCTTATTGTAAGAGCCTCAATTGAGGAGATTGAATTACCGGAGGTTGAGGTATGACAGTAAACTTAACAGCAATCATAATTTGCGCGATTATTTGCGTATCAATCGTTGTAATTTGTATCGGAGGTCGTAAAAAATGAATAGTTGCAACTTTACCGGACGACTGACAAAGGATCCGGAGCTCAAGACAACTCAGAGCGGTAAAAAGTATACAAGGTTTTGTCTTGCCGTTGACGGTATCAAGGACAAGGACGGCAATAAGACGGCGGACTTTGTTGACTGTATCGCTTGGAATAAAAGCGGCGAGATAATCGCTCAATATGCGGTAAAAGGCTCAAAGCTCGGAGTAAGCGGTCGATTGCATACTACGACAACCGAGGCAAACGGAGAAAAGCGCAAGTATACCGAGATTATTGTAAACGAGTTTGACTTGCTTGACTCCAAGCCAAAAGATCAAGCTCAGACAGAGACGGCGGCAACGGCTGAGGAGCCGGAGTTGCCTTTTGAGCTCTGAGGTTTGATTATGGTAAGGATCTCAAACAAGATAGCTCAAGAACTCGGCTTTGTCGGTAAGTCAAAATACAATAACAATAAGGTAAAGTATCAAGGTATTACTTTCGACTCAAAAAAGGAGTTTGAGTATTACTTGATCCTTAAGGATAAAGAAAAGAGAGGACTTGTCTTTAATCTCAAGAGACAAGTCCCTCTCGAGATCCAACCGGCGTTTACTGATAAGACCGGAGTAAAGCATAGGGCGATTATTTACAAAGCTGACTTTGTTTATACTGACAGATTAACCGGTAAGGAGCGTTATATTGACGTCAAGGGTTTTCGGACTGAGGGATATAAGCTCAAAAAGAAATTACTCGCGTATAGAAATATCATTATCGAGGAGGTTTGATTATGTCGTATGTTTATAATACAAGTTGGACTTACGAGGAGCTTAAAGCGGCTTTGTTAAGAGCTGATTTTATTTTACGTCCTATTGTAATTTATGTTAATCCGCGAGACGAGGAGCCGTTTATAAAAGCTCTTGGAAATCTTAAAGATAGGGTTGTTATTGAGACTTGCGATATTGTAGAAATCGGAAAAGCTTACGCTTTTAACAGAGATTATATAAAATCGCTTGATCCGTTTAATTTTACTGAGGAGGTTTAATGAGGAGTAAAAGCTTTTATATCGCTCTTATATTGTCGGTTATGCTTTACGGTTTATCTTTGATGATAATTTACTCAGATAAGCCGCAAAAGCCGGAGAGAGCCGATAAAGCTGATTTTATAGCAAAGATAACAGTTACTCCGACTCCGACAGCAACAACAAGTCCGACTCCAACTCCGACAGCAACTCCGACTCCGATTGTTTACGAGGAGATTACTGTTAAGGTTATGTACAAAGAGAGTCTCGGATCCTATTTTATAACCTCTTATTGTCCGGCTGAGTGCGGCGGATCTTGGCAAACGGCAAGCGGAGCAACTTGTCATAGAGCCGATTATGAGGACAGATTAAAGGATCCGACGACTTGCGCGATTGATCGAAAAATACACTCTTTCGGAGATCTCTTTTATATCGAGGAGTTTGATCGAGTCTTTGTTGCTGAGGATACCGGATCCGCCGTAAAAAATAAGCATTTAGATTTGTTTTATATAGATTACAGCGACGTCGTAAGTTTTCCGACGGGATATTATGAGGTTTACGCGGTTTATTATGAGGAGATAACTCTCGAGGTAATAAAAGGATCCGATATACCTATAATTAAAGAGGTAATTACTGAGGAGGAGCTCGAGGAGCTATATTTACTTGAGGAGGTGAGATAAATTAAGGATATAAGGTTATATATTGAACGAAAAGCGGTATTGTTGCTTTACGAGAAAAAGATTATCACGGCTGAGGAGTGGCTTGTACTTGTAAAGCGAATTGCTAAAAAGGAAAAAGAGTTATATTATAAAATCAATTAATAAAGGGTTTACTTCACTAATAATCCTCTTGGGTACGGCAAAGGAGTCTCGAATAATCGAGGCTCTTTTGTTTTTATTATTCGGTAAGCATAAATAAAGATATTTGTCAAATCTTGATAAGTTAAGGAGCTTGACAAGGTTTAATATCTGACTTTGCGAACAATAAAACAGCCTTTACAATACAAAGTATGATATTATTGTCATATAAACTTTTAAAAAAGGAGGTTACTTTATGGATCGAAAACATACGGCTTATTTTGTACTTTGTCAACCGAGTGAGAATAATTGCGCGGCGGTTGTAAAGTATATGGCGGACTATTTCAAGCAAAAAGGCTTATACTTTACCTCGTCAAAAGATTTATGTAAGGGCGATATTGTATTTTTCCAAAATAGCGCCGGACTTTCGCACGTTGGTATTTGCGTCGATTGGTACGACTCAACTTTTGACACGGTTGAGGGTAATAAGGACAATAAAGTAAGTCGTTGCAATTATCGATACAGTCAAGTCGGAGATTACGTTGCCGGTTTTGCTCACCCGAGATATTGCGACGATTGTACAGTCGAGGACGCTCTTGCTTATGCTTTGAGTCAAGTCGGTTATACCGAGGGCGCTGACAATTGGAATAAATACGCTCAACAACTTGACGCGGTTGATTATTTTGAGGGTTGCGGAAAAAAACAAAACTTGCCTTGGTGCGCGGTCTTTATTTGCGCTGTAATGTATAACGCTTATAAGGATAATCCGGATCCTAAGCCGACTCCAACTCCGGAGCCGACTGTAAAAACTGTAAACGTTGAGCTTGACGAATTAAGTAAAGGCGATAACAACGGTCAAGTTATGACAATACAAATCTTGTTAAATGGCTTAGGCGTAAGAGATCAAAACGGAGCTCGTTTAGCTGAGGACGGTATTTTTGGATCTAAGACCGATTACGCTGTTAAGGAATATCAGAGAACTCGAGGATTAACCGTTGACGGTATTGTCGGCTTGAAAACTTGGACTCGGATACTTAAATAAGGAGGTTTTTATATGACTTATATACCAAACGTAAGAGAGGGCGAGAACGGATACAAGGACTCGGATCTTAAAGGCAATCGTAAAGCCTTTTTGCAAGGTTACGACGCCGCAATCGAGGATATACTTTGTCTTGAGGGTAATCTCGAGGTTTACGCCGGAGAGAGTCTCTTGATCCATTATCTCGCGGAGAACAAGGACAAGGCGGAGGAGCTGTTTTCAGCTTTTAAGCATTGGGCGGAAATGCAACGTAACGAGGCGGCGCTTGCTTTACTTGACGATCAATTTTGCGACGAGGAGGACGCTGAGGACAATAAGGAGGAGTCTTAATTATGAGTAATAAGGTTTACGACGTTCTTAAGTGGATAACGCTTGTTGCTTTGCCGGCAATAACAGCTCTTTGGCTTACTCTCGCTAATATTTGGGGTTTTCCTTACGCTGAGGCAATCGGAGCAACTCTCGCGGCTGTTACAACCTTTTTAGGCGCTTTACTTGGTATATCATCAATACAGTATAAACGTCTTAACGCTGAGAATAAGGATAAAGAATCTTGTTAAGATCTTGTACCAAGTGCGGACGGATCCACGATATAAACTTTAAATGTAACGGAGGCGGACGCTTGCCAAAAACAAACGAGCAAGCGCTCCGTCGTCGCTCGTCTTGGACTAATAAGAGCCGAGATATACGAGAGAGATCTTTGTATCTTTGCGCTGTATGTCAAGATCAAGGCAAGGCAAGAGCTGACGACGATATTGAGGTACATCATATTATCAAGCTGAGAGATAATCCGAGCGGATTACTTGACGACGATAATCTTGTTTGCTTATGTACTTATCATCATAAACAAGCGGATCGAGGAGAGTTGAGTATCGATTATTTAAGACAGCTTGCTCAAAAGCGAGATACTCAGACTTATAATCTACTTTAACAGCCTAAGCAAAGGATAAGGACTCCCCCCATACCTCTTATATCCTTTTGCGGCTTTGCGACAAAGAC